TATAATACCTGACGGTACTGGTAGATCAACATAGTAGACGAATGATAAATCGGCACATGCATGGAAGTGTTCTCCCATTGAGTCGCTATACTCTTTAATAGTATACCAAGACTTCATGAAATGTAGTTCATGCATGGAGGTTTGGACTCCAGCACCATCAAGACAACCACGGATGTTATCTGCAATCTCTGTGAAGAACATCATGAAGTCTTCATCTTTATGCATGAGTCCTTTGCCTCTTGCTTCACCTGTTAGGTGATAACCATCCACACCTTCGATCTTAGTATTAGGATCAAACTGGTGCTTTGTCTTTGATAACAACAGTTCTTTCCATTCTTCATGTCCCTTTAACTTACACTGGTAAATAGCTGTAGGGAAAAGTGGATGAATTTTATTAGTCATGAGTATTGAATCTTACCGTAATTATCTCACTGAAGAGAGTGCTCTGGATCTAAGAGTAGAAGCTAATAATATTTTAGCACATGATCCAGAAGAAAAGTTAACTTGGTGGTATGACTTGAGTAAACCACCATCAAACATCATTGAAAATTATATATTTAAATCTGCTGAACAGCATCAATTAGATGGATACATTGGTGCTGAGTGGTGGATTAGATCACACGACACAAATAAAACACATTGGTATTTCCACGTAGATGGTGATGTTGATAGATTTAGACAGACTGGTGAGTATATTGCTGCACCATTCTGTAGTGTAACTTATCTATGTGATGGTGGACAACCAACTGTTGTGTGTGATCAACACCACGACTGGTTAAAAAATGATAATGTCTACATCACAGGAAATGATGACTGGACTTTTTGGAGTTATCCAAAAATGGGAAAACATATTTGTTGGGGACTACCTTACTTCCATGGAGTTGTCGCAAACATGGGACATATACCTGTAGGAGATAAGAGAGTTACACTGATGTATAACCTGTGGAATAGTCGTCCATTTGAACCAGCATGTGTGGAATATAATCTACCATATAAAATTAAAGACAGTGAAGTGTTCCTGTATCCAATCAAGGATACTGAATTGGAGTTTCGTGAACCCCATGGACACTTCACCGCCTATCTAGAAGGTGTAGAGACTGCTGTTCAATTTAATGGTTATCATGAACCAGGAGATTCTTTCCTAGTTACTCAGATTCGCCCCCAGCACCTGTCGGAGGATCAGTATTTTCCCATTCAATAGCACCATTAGGTAAGAACACACATGCATAGACATAGTGATCAGCATCAGGGCATAGTCCAGGACGTGGGAAATAATCTTCAGCGAAATCTTGTGCTGAATACTTATCAATATAAGTTAAACCACCATAAGATGAATTAAAGAACTCTGCATACAAATCAGCAGGCATCAGTTCTTTGTAAAATGCATAGATTGTGTTGAGCTTATCAACCTCACCTTTTGCCTCTAGATCCCTAATCTTAGATGCAGACCAATATATCATTGGTTTGCCTAGAGACTTTGCTGCCTCTGAGATCAATTCTTGAAGTGTTAGGAAATTATTCATGAATCTTTGGGGTTTGAATACTGACGTAGTAGTTTTTGTCTAAATGATCCAAGGTATGTAGCAGGATCCATTTCGTTTCCTTGCTCATACCACGCATTTTCATCAATACTATTTACACACCGTGCAGAAATATCAAGATAATCATAGAACAATTCTCTTGCCCATGAGTCTTGAATCAATGATTCTGCCCAAACAACAGACATTCTGCGTTTACCTTTGGTGACTGGTGATACTGTATGCCACAAATTAGGATCAAATGCAACACATTGACCCATTGCTAGACGCAGTGTTATATCAACATTACCAATTCTAATTGTTAGATCACCACCTTCATACTCAGTATGATCATTGATAGCAGTAAGAAGGACCAGATCACTACGCAAACCATTCATGATAGCATTATCACAATGGAAATTATAGTGTCCATTATCATCCTTGACTGCATCATATTCAATGAACATTGGCGCAGTGTGATGTCTAATTGTTAGAGCAGTACACCACACATTTTCACGGAATTCGTCCATGAATAGTGTAGTTGCACCACCACCCTCATCAATTAGCTCTCTGTTTCTTTTGATACTTCTATTATCAGTACCAGATGCTTTACCATCTTCAAATTCACCGAAGTCGTAAATGTCGTTAAGACTTTTACAAACTACTGGATCTAACCATGTATGTTGTCGAATCATTATTCACTTTCAGATGCTGCTTGCGCTTTTGCTTGCTCTAGTAGTTCTTTCTCTCTTTCAATCTGCTTGAGTAGACCCTCAACAGGATCAACGATATGAGATACGCTAGGTACGTTAAACAGTGGTGCAGGTCTAGAGAGTTGCAACGCGAGATCAATATATCTCTTCATTGCTTCTTCTAATTGACCACCAGGAACATCCTTGCCTGGGAATGTAACCCATTGATCATCACTTCCAAGATAGGTTGAACCTTCATTATAAGGTGCATAGTTCTTTTTGTAAACAATAGGATCGATGGGTACTTTGATTTCAGATAGAACCTGTGTACCAGACTCAAACTGATCAGGTAGTTCACGAACCAATGTTCTATACTTCTTCCAATCTTCTCTCTCAGCATCAGTAACTGGTGCATCTAGTAGCATTGTCCAGTCACTAGAATGCAGGAAGAAATCTCTCCATCCCTTAATTCTTGATAGAGACAAACCTTTAGTTGCCTCAACTGCTTTCTTGAGTCTAACACTTTGGTGCTCAAACTCAACTGATAGCAGTGCATCAAATGCCTCATCCAGATCAGCAACAAACTTCTGAACTACATCAATCTCTACTTCAGTAAAGATGTATGGTTTCCAGAAGTATTCACCTGTCGTATGATTACGAACATACTTTTTCTTTTCACATTTCCAGGTTTCAACTGGAGAATCTGCATAGTGGAATGATATTAGAATATCTTTATCACTATCCCATAATGGGTAGATGATAGGATCTACGTAGGTAGCCCAGTCTTTGTCTGTGAAAGTTCTAGAATATCCACCACGAGTGATGGTCTTATTCAACCCACTGACCGAGATTGTTTTGTTTGTGAGATTAGGAGTCGCCATATTATACAGGTTGCTTATAGTACCATCCAGTTACAACATATTTAGTACCGTCAAGGACTAAGTTGCCTTTATGTGTGTGCGTAAACCCAGAAGGCCAAATAACTACTGTGCCTGTGGTTGGTTTGATTCTACGCTTTTGATATAAAAACTCAGTTTCACCACCTTCAAAGTCTTCGTTAAGATAGATCATCCAGACGAGTTCTCTAGCAGTTTCACTCCAAGAACCACGCTCATAGTGATAAACATGATAACCACCACCTGCAGGAGTTTCTTGGAATTTAATATTCCATGAGGTCAATGGAGTTCCACCGAGTGCATTATACTGAGCACAATAATCATTTACTGCTGACTGCAGATACTGATTGATTCTAGCACTCAATGGTGAATTGAGAGTTTCAAGCATAATAGAGTAATCACATCTACCCAGTTCACCAGTAGCAAACTGATGTGATCCAGTCATGGATTCTTCAAAATTATCAAATGCTTCACGGGTGCGAAGATCATTTTCCATGTGCTGTTTTACTGCTTGTTCTTTCCATTCATCATAAAAACCGATGATATCATTACATACCGCAGACGGCATGAAATTTTCATAGACAGCAACGAAGTCTTCATAATGTCCTTTTCCACCCATCATCTGTACTGGGATGATAGGTGAGACCATCTCATTAAAATTAGATGATCCAGGTGTCGTAATACCCATAATGTTACCAAGCTTTAATTAAATATTTAACCCTAAAGTATTTTAGCACAAGTGGTACTGCAGTTTGTGGAATAACACCAGCAACAACACTAAGTTGTTCACCAGGAGTCATTGTAATTGTACCTTCGTTGAGAGTAATACCTGCTTGCGCTGGTGTAACTCCATTAGCACCTGTTAGTGCTTGAGATTGGAAGAAATTAACAGACTGACCCTTTTGGTTTGTAACCCCTTCATTAACTTTGTTTTTACCGAAAGGATTATCACCACCACCATATGCATCTGCTTGTGCTGCAGAATAATATGGTTCTGATTTACAATAAGAGAATTGTGCATTAGTTCCTGTTCTCACAGGAGAATATTCTGCTAACCAGTGACTATGTTCTGCTTGAGTTCCTTGTGTAGGATCCCATTGATCAACTGGTGCTCTGTTAGTGATATAGTTTGGTGATCTCTCGCCATCAGCAGGAGTACCATTATCACCAGCGTTACGTTGATCACTTTCAGAAGTTAGAAGAACATGACTGTGTGGTGGTGGACCATTCAATACTCTTGATTGTAGAGGACCAATAGTGATTTCTGCAGTTCCTCCTAGTGTACCTGAAATAAATCCAATACACTGATTGTATCCTTCAACCCTTACAGATCCTACACCATACTCTTCGTTTTGTCTAGCTCTAGAGATATACCACTCACCACCAACATCACCAACATTCATCTGTGCATCATCAGGTGTGATAGATCCAGAACCGTCCACACCACCAGGACCAACAATCCTTTTCATTCTAAGATCAGGTACATTAAATACAGCATTTTGTACTGTACCAGCAGAATTACCCCAATCAGATAGTGTTACTGTAGATGGATCAGTACCACCATATTCATTTCCAATTACATCAAATAGCATTGGATAGTTATTAACACTGTGTGATGCTCCATCACAATACAACCATCCAGGATAGTTGTTAGCGACTGCACTAGCACCATTACCATTAGTATCTACAAAGACACACATGATAGTTCCGATAGGTATTCCACTATCGTCAGTCATATCACTGTAATGGTGATTATATTTGTGTTCTAATCTTACTACCATTTTTAATACTTAATTAGGAATTCCATAACAATGTAAGGGGATACAATATCATCGAACTTAGTATCAGTAGAAGTTCTGATATTTACAGATGCTTGTAAACCATCTGGTCTAATAGTCTCTACATTAGTTGTAGCGGTAAAATTAGTATCACCAATCTCTTTCTCAATTCTATGAGAGTGAATGGTTAGGTTTGTTGTATCAGTACCAGGAGGAGATTCTACTGGTTCTTCTGTATTTCTACAGAGTGGATATGCAAAGTCACCTGATTCAGCGAGACAATCATATGGTCTATAGTTACCAATAACAACATTCGACATATTTGGCCAACTGTTAGCGGTGATGGTATTAAGTGTCTTTGTTTGTGGCCAGTTTGATGCAACAGCACCAATTGTACCAATGAAGTGAGAACCAAAGTTAGCACATGTATTGTTACAGTTATTTGGTTCACCAATACCGAGTTGTTGCTGGGAATAAGAAGCACCAACGTCAGGACAATCAGGGGTAGCAGTGATAACGTCAGCAGGTCTCTGATAATATGGTCTAGATGTATTACCATATGCACCTGCAGGTTGACCAGGATCTTCCTTAACAGTTACACGACCAGTGGACGAGTAGTGCATGTGAGGACCAATTGCCCTAGCACCAACTTGTTCCTCTTCTGTGTTAGTTGGTACGGTCCACCCTACATTACCATTTAGATTGAAACTTTGAGATGGTACGGTAAACACACCATTAAATCCAACAGTAGCACTATTGCCTACGTTAGATGAAATCTCTACACCAACACCTGCCTTGGTGATAGTAGCATTAGCGGTGACCTTTTCAATATTTCTATATGTACCAATATTTGCATTAACAGATGCTTCAATATGCTTAGATCCCATGTCGGGAACTTGAAACTGATCATCTAGTAATGTTGTATCTGCTTTCTTATAGATACTTGCCTCACCAACACCAAGAATACGTGCTAGTTCAGGATACTGTCTCTCTGAATAGATTGCTCCATCACATTTTAGATATCCTGCAGGCAGATTAGTTACGTTTGTTGATCCATCAGGATCACCATCGTTAATTGATAGAGCCCACTGAATAATAGTACCAGGAGCAGATCCTAATTTTGATCTTTCTCGTGTTAAAAACTTCATCAGTATGCTCTAATTAGGTACATCATAGACAACGCGGGAGTTTTAATATCCACATTAATATTTAGTGCTGATGGGATATTCTGCACACCAACGTTAGTTGCTTGCCCAGTCAAATTACTCTGAACTTGAATATCATCAACAGGAACAATCGTAGGTGGTCTAACAAAACCAGCATTCATAATAAGTTCAAAAGAATAGTGGTTATGTGAGTTAATAGAATTACCACTACCAGTCATATTCTCCTGATTGTGGTTCAATGTAGTTGGATATGTTAGTGATGTACCGCTTGCCTGATTGATTTGGTCAGCAGTTTGATTACCATACCAGTTTTTCTTATTAGTCATGAATCCTGCCTGAGAAGATTCACGATAGTTACATTCATTAGGGAATGTACCATTCAATGCTCTGGGAATAGGACCAGTCCAGCAAGGTTGTGGAACATGTGTACCAACCGAAGCAATATTATTCTTTACTGGTTCAAATGTAGTTTTAATGGTAGTTCCTTCCTCAAAGTATGTGACGAATAGAATACCAGGGTCAACACTATCAATATCACCACCAGCACCAGGACCCAAAGCTCTTTGTTTTTGGTTGCCCTCAACTCCAGCAATGTTAGCAGGACATTGAAATCCTTCAACAAATCCAGCGTCAGCATCAGCACGACTATAACCACCAATACCAGCTGGTGATGAGTGCCTGTGTGGGGGCATGTGGTCCTTACTTAACTTTCTGGGAATAGTATAGTAACTCTTAAAATATGCAGGAGGGTTGATACTAAATGATCTAATCTGACCCGTCATGTTCTGAGAGTCAGTAACAACAAAATTTAGATCAGCAGTAGCATTCAACGCTGTTGGTGGAGAGACTGCAGATCCATCACCACTCATTAGTTGTACAGTTCCTGCTCCTGATGGTGTAATAACATCAGCAACAGAAGGCAGAACCCACGCAATCTCAAGAACAACCTGATCTTGACCACCAAATACAC